TTCCACCTGTCTGACCTGATGATTTCTTGCCAGTAATAAGCTCCGTAAATGACTTGAAGGCATTTGCCAGAGTTGCCAGCTTACCAAGCAGAATGTTGATTACTTTCAGAACAGGCGTGAAAATATTAATCAATCCCTGTCCGACTGTTGCCTTGAGAGACTGTAACTGCAATTGCATCACTCGCACCTGGTTCGCCCAGCTGTCAGAAGTACGAATAAAGTCACCAGATGCGGCAGATAGCTGCTTCTGCACAAAAGCCAGACGGAGAGCCACTTTTTCCTGTTCTGTCATTTTAGATGTGGTTTTTCCGTAGCCATTGGCAAGTGCATACTGATCAAGTGCCGACTGGGTCATTACCACGCCGAGGTCCTTGAGTGTTTCCGTTTCACCCGTAAATACTGATTTCAGCTTGATATAAGCCAAGTCCTGACTGATGTTATAGAATGATGCCACATCACCAGTCAGCTGTGTCAGGGCTGTTGACATGTCGTAAGCCTGTGCCTCAGAGAAACCGAACGACTTAGACATTGCTCCGAATGTTCCGACATACCTTTTTGCCATTGTCTCTGACAGTCCGGCTGAGGTCATGGCGTTCTTTGCAAATTCATTGACCTTATCCGACATGGTTGTAAATGTAACATCAACCACGTTCTGAACTTCTGCGAGGTCGGAACCAAGCTCCACACACTCTTTCCCAAACTGCGCTAATTTGCCAACTGCAAAAGCCCCACCAATCAGCAGACCGATTTTTTTTACAGCACTCCCAAGGCCGTTAAATGACTGTTTTATAGCTGATACGCCATTTCGGACACCGGTTGTATCCATTCTGGTATCAATAATGACTGAGCCATCAGCAGCCATGCGTTCACCTCCTAACTATTTGAGGTTCAACATCTCATTCAGCGCATCTTTATACGCTTGCTCTTCCTCGCTGAGACGTGTTTTTATATCAATGATGTTCTTGTTTTCCTGATAGAATTTCTTTTCCCATTTATCCAGGCGTTCGCCTTTTGCCTTTTTTGACCGGATTCCAACAACCGTGTTGAACAGACACTCGCCAGACTCCATGAAATATCCGAAGAACGTCCACCAGTGCATATACGGCACGGCTCTGATTTCTTTACCGGCAACTTTGTTTACAGCCGGAACAATCATATCTCCATCCTGTTCCCAGTCCATCAAACGGGGTTTTGGGCGGTTTGGATTATCGTCCAACTGTCCGCAGTCGATGAACTCCGATGCTTTCTGACAAGCTTCGTCCAGGCACTCAGCCGGTATGCTCTGCCAGTCCTCAAACAGAATCTGTAGCATAACAACTGCTTTCGCCTGTTCGTCCAATTCTGGGTCATTCATGGCAATGAGAATATCAATGATTGCTCGAAAATCTGTCCTGATAGAAGAATCCACCCCACTTATGTTTAGTGAGGTGGGAAGCTCATAGGCGGTCATTTTGTATACTTCTCCGTATACTTATTGACTGCTGCCTGCATTTTCTTCTTTCTCTTTTCGATTTCCGGTGCGATTGCTTCTGCGATTTTATCCAGAACGATATAAGCGAACACCTGACCATTGCCGAATACAGTGGTTGCTGTGATCGGCTCTTTGAACAGGTCTTTTGATGCTTCATATCCGAGCAGGTAATTGATTTTATCCTCGATCTGTTTGTTCAATTCAGCCATTTCTTTACCAGATGTGACTTTCTGGATAGTATCCTTAAGCTGCTCAAAGTATTCTGTCAGCTCCTCTGCACGTGCTGCTACATTGATATCGGTCGGGTTTAGCTTGAAAGAAGAAAAAATTTCATCTTCGTTATTCGTGAATGTGAAAATGAGAATTCCATCATCAATTTTTGTATTAATTACTTTTGCCATTCAGCATATCCTCCTTGTATATGTGCTTATTCGCTGTCAGCTGTGAATGTACCGGAGCTGATGTCAAATTTTCCTTTAACACGCTCGCCAACGTAGTTCACTGTAAACGGAATCTGATAACCGGACGTATCACCGCCGTAGGAAGTCGGCACAACGTAACAGTCCTGCTGATATGCTTCATACTTGCCTGCTGTGGCTTCTGTCCAGAGATGAACCTCAACTGCTTTCGTCTTGAGGTTATCGTCTTTGAGGCGTCCATCTACGATCTTCTGCAATGCTGTAAACAAATCAGAAGTAGTGTCTGCATAGAATGGATCAGCATCAGAAGAAACTTCATAGCCATTGTGTTTAAATGTGGATTCTCCGAGAATGTTTTTAGATGTTTCAGTGTCCGGATTGAGTTCTACGTTATACTCTTCCAGATCTTTTCCAAGACGCTCATATTTTGGTGTCAGTCCCCCACAGAGGGAACCTGCATCAATGTAATGAGCCATATATTTACGGTCAATCTTGCCTGTAACTGCCATAGAAATGTCCTTTCTGCCTATAACTTTTAAAAGGCTGTGTAGGTTAGCGACTATCTCCAATTGATAGCCGGTTATTACTTGTTATATTACTTCATAAGTGTTTTCATAGCGCACTGACAATGGTAATAACCAATCCTGCACGCCATTCTCCTGCGGCTCTAAACCATAGGAGTTGTCACGGGTGATACGTTTTATCACTCGTCCCTGAGAAAGCACTGGAAACGCATTTAAGCGTGTCTCAGAGCCATTTATGACAACTGGTTCCCGGCATATCCATTTGCCGAGATTATCAAGGAATTTCTGAACAGATAACTTCTGTCGTTCCTTGTCGGATGCTGTTCGGTACACTACATAAAATGGGTACTGACAAATTTGGTGCATTATTCCGCAAACATCTTCTTTTTCTGAATAGACCAACGCCCCGTTGTCTGCTGAGAATGCAATTCCTGATTCCTTGCCAAGCTCCTCAAATTTGATTGTTTCATTTTCGTATAGTCCCGGATACTGGTTCAGAAGTGCTTTCATGGCATCTGTCAGAATCTCATACCCAGTTGCATCTTTTCCGATAGGTTTATCTGCCATGTCTACCACCTCCTGCCTGTGCTTTTACTTTGCGAATCCACGTGCTACCGTATTGTCGTTTAGCGGCATCGAACCATTCAGCTTGTACCTGAGTATGCGGTGATTTTGTATATTGAAGATTCTCCTTTGCGTTCGTCTTGCCAGAATACTGACTCACAAGAACCTTTTCCGCATCGTGTCTTGCCCATGTGCTACCTGTTGCGGGGTCGACCATGGTTTTTCCAAAATAAAGAAAACGTCCATATGGTTCTGCCGCCGCACATACAAATCCAGTCCCTTGCATCGATGTACTTTTGGCTCTTGTTCGGTCAATAAAATCTCCCGAAATCATTGGCATAAACTCTATCATACTGTCCATAACCATTCCATCAAGGAGGTACTGGGCTTCTTGATACTGTCTGGAGAATCTGTCCATATTCAGTTTGATTTTCATATCTCCATCAACTACGGAGAATCCTTTGAAATGATGAATCTTGCTCATATTACTTACCGAGAATTTCAAAATGTGGTATCAGTGTATATGGACCGCCTGCACTGGTAACCTTGAACACGTTATCCTTGTTCTCATTCATGTATTGATAGAATCCATTCCGATAGTCACTGTCAGTTACCGTTCCACCAGTCCACTCACCCTCCCAGAAGAACGATTCGTCCGAAAATGTGATAGTATCTTCCAGAGCGTTGTTAATCTGTCTTTTCCACTCTTTAGGGGGCACCCATGGAAGAATCTTGCCGCCTTTATCAGTAATCGTTATCTCGCCGTTCTGGACAGTGTAACGGATGTGCAACTGTGCGTTGTCTGTTGCGTCTGGCCCGTACTTTTTAAGGATTGCTCCCTTGTCCGTAATCAGGTCAACGCCGGATAAAACATGAGGATACCAGTACGCATCTCCAGTTGTTTTGCTTTCATAATAGTTGAAAACTGTTACTGTTTTGCTATACATGATACCCTCCTATCCTTCACATATTGCTTTTGAAAATCTGTCGTGAAACGCTTTAATTCTAACAATATTACCCTTACACTCTTCCGGCACTTTCCCGTAAAAGATAATGCTTTCTGGGTGCAACTTCTCAATCATGGCATTGTAACCAGAAAGAAACAGCCCTTTCTTTTTCTTTCCATTCATGCAACCAACAGAAGATACTGCAACTGTTCCACCCTCTGGCTCTCCATCGAAACACCAATCGTAAGAATCCGGTGTACTCCATGAGATTGTTGGAATCACACGGCAACCGTACTCTTGGAGATATGTGCCTATCCAGTGTTTGCGGTAATGGTTGTATATCTGGATGGCTTTAGGGAAATCGGTGTATGTGCTGAAGTCCGGTGTCAGAATGTACCGGAATTTACTCAGCTTATCCACATATCTGTCTGGATTTCTCCATAGCGCATCGAATTGGTAATCATCTAAGAAGAAATGAACAGCTTTCTCTTCTGGATTACTGCATTTTCCTCTGGCATAATTAAAACCGACAAACTCACAGTTGCCCTCGAATGTCTCAGGTTCTATCTGCGGTATACTGTATTCGCCAACGCCGGGGAAGATGCGGCGATTCAGATTTTCATAGGCTATACTGGTCGATTTATTTGCCATAGGCTATCTCTTTCTTTTCATGGCTCTGGTCATAAGTCTGTTTCTTCTCGCTGTCTTCCTGTATGCCGAATTATCTTTCAAGCCAATGCCAAGTTCATAATCAGGACGGTTTACATGTTCTATCTCTCTGGCTTTCTCTGTTTTGTTCCAACTAGATACACTCATTTTCTTTACAGTTGCGCCGTTGGATTCCACTCTTTTACGAAACTCAGATGCGGACATGTTCAGTGGCGTTTCTTCGATATGTCCACCGATGCCGCGCTGATAATAATTCTGTTTGCCTTTTCTGGTAAACTTATATTCTGTTGTTTCTCCATTCATGGTCACAGAAAATGCGGTTTCTTTTGTTCCACTTAATCCGCTACTTCCGCCACGTCCACCCATAAAATCACTCTTTCTGCATTGTCTGCTTAATAACCTGATTCACACCAGTAGCCGACAATCCGTTAAACATACCGACTGCAACCGCCGTGATATAGTCCGATGCCGGGAAATCCGGGATAACTCCCATTCCGACAGCTCCGAGAATTCCGCCAATAACCGCCATGATAACTGGAATCCATTCATCAGAGATTCTTTTTGATGCTTTGCATCCCATTCCTACTATGTAGCAAATCATAACGATTGCTATACATGAGCCTAATGTTGAAATGTCCATTATTTATCACCCCTTAACGCCTGAATAGCATTCATAAAATCAGCTGTATTTTTAGCCATTTTCTCAACATTTTCAGGCTTTTTAAGTTCTTCAATAGTTTCACGGAATGCCTGCTTTACTTCGGGATTTTCTCTGAATATCTTTTTCATATTTTCCCTTGAACATTCAAGGCAAATGTCGGTACTCCAATGTGGCTTAAGTTCTTTTCCACACTGTCTGCATTTCATACTCACACCCCCGCATAAAGAATCGGTATTCCATCATCCGTCCTTACTCCCATCAGAAGCGGCAAAGCCGTCTTTAAGAGTAAGTCGTTCGTTTTCTGTACGTCTCCAGCGGCGGCATACACTGCGCTCCATTCCTTTGCACTTGCTCCGATCTGCTGTGGCGTTGCATAAGAGATGGATTCACTGCCAGATGATACAGATGTTACAATGCCTGTCGTGCTACCACCAGACCCGATTGCAGTTGACGTACCGCTCACAGCGGCATTGGTAGCATTCTTCTCAGCAAGCTCAATCTGATACATTAATTCAGCCAGTGAACAGACCGCCTTTTTAATACGTTTCTGTGAACGCTTATCAGCTGGCAGTCCGTCCACCAAATTATCAAATGTCAATGTATCAATAAAATCGCTGGCTCTGGCTGCCAGACTATCAAAGTCAGCTTTTGGCACGACATTGCCATAATAGGATTCTGTGTAAAAATCATAATCTGCATAAGCCATGCCAGCTACCTCCTAATCGATCATCATTTTGCTGTTACGCTTGCACTTCCGGCGTTCAGTGCTTTGTATGTTCCATCACACTCAACCACTGTAATCTTCTGTCCGGTTGCTGCTGTGATATCGGCTTTTCCATCCCAAGTACTCCAGTTTCTGAGATTCTGTCCATATCCAACAGTTACTGCATCTGCTGCAACTTTGTATTTATATACGTTGTTGGCATTTTCCTTAGTCGGATTTACGGTAATTTTTGTATCACCGCTTGCTGTTCCAGCCACGGAATTTACTGTCAGAGTACCAAGTGTTGGTGTCTCATCAATGGTGATTACTGCGATTGCGTCAATGTACTCCGCAAAAAGAGTAAGTCCCATAACTGCAAACGCCTCGGAAACTGCTGTGTGGTAGTTGCCCTGTGTATGGAATCCGATCAGGTTTGTCTCGCCAGATACGGTGTATACAAGTCCTGCTCTTGCAAAGTCAGATTCGTTCGGGTCAACATAATACAGTACGATGTTCTCAACAGGGGTAGCAATAACCTGTCCTCTCGGAATCTCGCTGTCGGACAGTAAGAAGATTGTATTGAATCCCATAAAGTCCTTCATGTACTGGAATCCGAACTGGTTCTGAATAGTGATCTCAGCTGCTCCGAGGTATTCATATACGTCAAGAATATTCACAAATCCAACAACGCCAGTCACATTTCTGTGCATCTGCTTGAATTTGTTCTCTACACGGCCTTTAGCCATTGCCAGGGCCATCTGGAATGTTGTTTCTGTGGAAGTAAGTGTACCGGTTTTCAGATAATCATAGAATCTGCCGGTAACATCAGTCTGAAGCTGGAAAAGGAATTCATCATCGGTCATCTGAACAGCGTTCTCGTAACCGTGATCCTTGATTGCTTCGATAGACACAGCCTTTGCGTACTTCTCGATAGTCATTTCCGCATAGTCCTTTTCTTTTACAACGAATTTGCTGTAAGGGATTTCCTCACCCTCACCAACTTTTCCGCTCTGTAAAGTACCCTCTGCGTATTTGGACTTGAGTACAGCACCCGGCTGCTTTTTGATAGGTCTCATGATACCCAGAATATCACGTAAGTGCTGCCAGTTTCTTTCGAATCTGGTAACAAAGTCAATCTCACGTGCTGTGACATGAATATCATTAGTCATAATAAGATTTGTTTTTGCTGGCATAAAAAATCCTTTCTACCCATAATTGTTAAGGTATTGGGTTAGCGGCTATACTCTGGTGTATAGTCGGTGTAAAAATCACTGGAATAACTGGATATTCTGAGCAATTGCAGCCTGCCTCTCGGACGGGTCTTTGATCGCTTCGATATCTTTCTTTGTCATGCTTCCCGGTGTCTGTTGCTGTCCAACATGAGTAGTAAACCTTGCCTGATTCTGCTGAGCCTGCTGCTGAGATTCATCCACGAAAGCGGATGCGTCAGACTGTTTCATCTGCTCAATCAGATCATTCAGCCCAAGGATTTTACCGTTTTTCAGTTTCAATCCGGCTTCTTTAATGTCTGCCATGACTGACTTCTTAGCTGCTTCGCTGGAAAACTTAACATCGTCGAGTGCCGCTTTCAGAGCGTCTGAGAAATCACGGTCGTAGATTTTTGCATTGAATTCTTTCTCTGCGTCCTCAGCTTTCTTCTTCCATCCAGCAAGCTCTGTCTGAATGTTCGCCGGGTCGATACCATCAAAACCTTTCAGGGTCTTTTCTGCTGTCTCTGCGCGTTCTTTCCAGTCGTCTCGTTCTCCCTCAACTTTTGACAGAGTTTTTGCAACTTCCTTTGCATTCTTGTAATTCTCAGAAAGTGCTTTCTTTATATCTGCCTGTTTGTCCTCCGGGATTTCAATTCCAAATGATTTTAATGTGTCAATAAGTTTCTGCATATATCCTCCTGGTCGTGTTTATTGACCTGCCGCCGCAGGTAAATGGATTAAGCCAGTTAGACCACTGGCAAGGTAAGGAAATAAGGGGAATCGAACCCCTAACCAATATCCTATGCGGATATTGCTCTACCACTAGAGCTATATTTCCATTAACCCGGATTCCCGGGTTAGCAAGGTATTTATCGTGTTATGCCTGCCACTATCCGACTTCCACGGAGATGTTGTTTTATTCATGAGGAGGTGTTACCAGTCAGTCAAACTGACTAATGAATATGCCGGAAATTGCATCCGCTTTTCAACCTCCAGATTCCGCTCAAATCTGCTTCATCTGTTTCTCTTAAGGGCATATTCGCAAAGAAAGGAGGACATGAAACGAAAAAGAAAGCAAAAACTTCTAATCAGCAAGCCCTACAAGGTTCACCATTCCTTGCAAGATTATAGTATCACATTCTTTTAAAAAAGTTGTCCCCACATTTTGTCAAATCAAAGCATATTTCTTAATTTCTCAACGTATCTCTTAACAAGATCACGTTCTTCCCGGCATTCTGCGTCCTTGGACATATCGCTCATTTCTGTTGTGAGTTCGTCCAGATGTTCTTCCAGAGCGGCAAGCATCTTTCTTTTGCAGTCCTCAGATTTTTCGGAACGATAGCTCTGTTTCTGCGTCATGTAGTCATCGTAAGCGTCTCGCCCATCAGAGCGGCTGTAATGCTCTCTGACATAATGTTCACCACGTCTGGCATAAGAATTGCCCCGGTCGTAATCTGGCATCATTCTGCCGTCACTTGAGCTGTATCTCCCCATGCTGTCATGTTTTCTTCCACGCTCGCTGTAATCGTCATTGTATCCGCTACGCATCTCATCAAGGACAGTGTTGTAATACTCCACTTTCTTGTCCCAGTACTGTGTGTTCTTTATATCTTTGTACATATCAATCAGCTTGTATGTCATTTCCAGATTTCCAGTAGTCAACCCACTGTCAGCGATTTTGGACAGTTCGTCTTCAATTCTTGCACATAAGTCTTTAATGTCTCTCATAATCACACCTCCTATGCTTCTCTGGTCACGACAATATTTGCGTTCGCAACAGAAATTGCCTGATCGCTTGTATTCTCTACTGCGATATTAACGCAACATCCGCGAGGTACATCAATATAGATTCCAGAGGACACATTGTTGTACTGGTCTACTGCTGCCGGTGTGGAAATCATCTGAGAAGAAAGAACCGGCTCACCAGATATTGCAATAGCCAGAGAGATAGCCCCGACAGTACCACCTGTTGGAATTGCAATATTACCAGAGAAGTCCACGAAAAATCTAGCCTTGCACTGGTTAGTAAGTCCTCTCAGCGTAATGATTCCACTTCCCTCCCTGTGTTGAATGCAGTTAGAACCTTTAACTGCTGTGTTTGAAAATACTACGTTTCCATTTGCTGCTACAGTCTGAGCAGCAACATTTGTAAATTCTGCCATAAAAATACTCCTTTCATATCACAAAAGGACAGGTCTCAGCCTGCCCTCTGTGTAATACGGCATAAGCCGACATCCGAATCAATCGAAAGATACTCTCGATATGAAGTTATCAGCAATTACATCCAGTGTTGCATCCGCATCCGTAAAATGTGTTCGGATTAGGAACCTGATATGCCGGAATCGGTGCCGGATTAATCGCATTAATGAGCTGCTGTGTCTGTGAAGCCATTGCAGTTGTGAGAAGTGCGCTCTGGCGGTCCTGAGAAGCAGCACGTCTGAGGTCGTTATTTTCAGCCTGCAGGTTGGAAATCTTTTCATTGCAAAGATAATCAAGAATAGCTCTTGTTCCAGCGTTCTGACTGTCAATAATGTCTCTTGTGTTGCTGTTCATGGTGTTCTGCAATGCGCAGGTGTTCTGTGCCATATTGTAGTTCACACCCTGAATTGCTTCCCTGGTTTCACAGCAACAGTTCGCAAGCTGCGCCTGGAGTGCGTTTGTGTTCTGCATATTGGCTACAGTATCGGCATTGATTGCCTGCTGGATCCCGAATCCAGTCTGCATGATGTTCGTGTTGATTCCGTTAAAACCGGTAAGCATACCGTTGTTCATGGCGTAGAATCCATCACACAGGCCGCTATTGATTCCGTCAAGCTTGCTGATTACTGCGGAATTGTCAAATCCTCTCTGAATATCTGCCTGAGTAGCTGCTGTGGCTGCATATCCACCGCCGTTGCCGCTATTGCCCCATCCGTTGTTTCCCCATCCGAAGAAAGCAAAAATGAATAAAACAATAATCCACCAGCTGCCATCTCCACCAAACATGCCGTCATTATTTCTACCGTTTCCAGTAGCAGCGGCAATATCTGCTAAGCTATAATTTCCATCCATAATATAATCTCCTTTATTGTATATTTACATCAATCTGGCCAGATTGTAATGTACTATTTCATTCCTTTCAGCATGTGCTGGAACTGCCCTGCCATCTGCTGAACCTGATTAAGCTGTTGCTGTGAAATCCTTCCAGACTGTAGCATTTTCTCAACTTCTGCTTTCGGATCTCCTTTAAAATTCTGCTTAAACTGCATAAACTGCTGTATCATCTGCATTGGTCCGTTTCCCTGCGGCATCCCACCGCCAAGTGCATTAAATAATGGATTACTCATCTGTGTTTCCTCCCTTGATTGCTGACTCCTGTATGGTATTAGCCCTAACAGGTTCAGAAAATGAATTTAATCGGTTTATAATAGCTTCGTATTTGCCCTTTAAATCGTCATATTCCTGTCTGGTGACATACTTACTGTCCATGTTCTGAACAGGCTGTTTAGGCGGCATCTGAGATCCCACCTCGTGGTATTCAAATGTTCGCAGTGGCTGCGGCATGCCAGAAACATCTGTG